ATCCTTGAGGATATCCTCAGTGTTATCATGCCGATGTTCCGGGACAAGGATGCTAAGTATTTCTTTATCTTCGATTCGATTAATACTATTGTCATGGAGCAGTTTTATAAGAATGATGATGGCGTTTGTGGTATCGGCATTTATGCTCGTTCTCAGGGCGTCCTTATTCAGAAGGTTGCTGATCAGCTGATTTCCGGTGTCAATCATTGTGTCGTCTTTATTGCTCAGCAGACGATTGCTGCTAAGGGCCAGTACTTTGTTACTCAAGGCAAGTATGGCAATGCTGCTTTCCATTGGGCTACGAATATTATTCGACTCAATGCTGGCGAAGCTTCTGCCGATCTTGATCGTGATGATGATGAGCGCATTGTAGGACGTAAGGTGACTTGGCGTATCGATAAGTCTAAGCAGAAGTCGGTTCAGGGCACTAAGGGTGACTATTGGTTCTCTCCTCATAGCGCTGAGATCGATCATAACAAGGAAGCTTTCCATCTTGCGGTTCGTCATGGCTTGATCGCTAAGAAGGGCGCTTGGTTTGAGTATGGTGGCGAGAGGTATCATGGATCTGATAAACTTATTAAAGCCCTTTCGCAAGAAGATATGGATCAGATTTTCGCTGATCTTGAGAGTATCGAATTGATTTTCGAAACTGAGGACGTAAGTTCCAGTGAGAGGTGAGAAGAGAGAGGCTGCGTTAGATGGTGCCAAACTTGTTAAGAATAGTGGTAGGGGTTTTCGCAAGGGTGATGCTGTCCTTGATGGAGATTGGCTCATTGATTATAAACATAATGAGTTTTCTTTTACTCTTAAGTCAACTGCTTGGTCAAAACATTGCAAGGATGCTTGGAATGACGGGCACTACAGCCCCGCAATTAAGGTCATTTTTGGAGATGGAAGAATGGTTGCAATCATCGATTGGGACGAATTCATCGAACTCAAGGACAAGTAGCTCGGAAGATATCTTTAAGGATTGCGAGCCTTGCTTTTGTATGGTTTCGGAAGATGATGAGAACTTTTGTGGTGAACTTGCAGTGAAGGCTATGAATATGCCTTTTAATATTCCTGATATGCCTATGTGTGAACATCACTATGAAATGTTTGCGAATTGGACTCATGAGGATACGATTGGTGAACTTGTTGAAATGATGACGGAGGAAGAAAGTATGAATAACTTGAAGGAGGAATTGGATGACGATCTCTAGAGCTAGGGAAATGTCGGATGGAGATGTTGAGGTTGATCTTGATGAGATTGCCGGAGCTTTGAGTGCAGAGGAGTATCGAGAGTTTAGTGATTGTATGGCTATTGTTCAGCGTGTCCTTGATCAGCCCAATGCTATGATGGGCTCTGAGGCGCTTATTCACGCAGCCAAGCTTGCTGCTTTGAGAACTAAGCTTGGTGCTAGGGCTCAGTATTACAAGACTTCGGAGAAGTCTATTCTCCAGCGTAGACGGAAGGATTTGCTTATGTTGATGTTTACTGCTTTGGAGGAGAATATTAATACTCTGAAGCTTCTTGGTAAGATTGAGTCGGGGATGTCGAATAATCGATGAAAGCTCTTATTAAGAATTTGAAGTCTATGCAACCTGAGCCTAAGAAGCCTAAGAAGCTCCCTGAGGTGACTCCTGAGGATAATCTCAATCTTGAGAAGTCTTTGGTTGATGCTATTTCAAGTAACCTTGAAGCCTCTAATGGTAGTTTTTGGAAGCAGAGCAATAGCTTTGCGCCTTCTAGTACTAATCAGTGTCCTCGTTATGCGGTGTATCGCTTTCGTGGGTATCAGCAAGAGATCTCTTTTCTTGGTCAAACGAGGAGACTTTTTGATCTTGGCAATAGGATTGAGGATGCTGTTGGTCAGATGTTTACTGATCTCGGTATTCTTGTGGATTCTCAGGTTGAGATGAATATTCATGATCCGGCTCCTGTTCGTGGTTATATCGATTTTATTATCGATTGGGACGGGGAGAAGGTTGTTGAGTGTAAGTCTATTAATGAGGCTGGTTTTGCTTATCGTAAGGCTTATCATAAGCCTAAAGACGAGCATTATCGCCAAATTCAGTTCTATCTTCTGTCTCAGAACCATGATTCAGGCTTCTTGTTTTACTACTGTAAGAACGATTCAGCGATCCTTCCGCTGCTTGTAAAGCGTGATGACAAGTTTATTGAGACAACCATGAATAAGTATGCTAAAATATTTAAAGTCTTTAAGGACGGTAATATTCCAGAAAGGCCCTACAAAAAAGAGTCTCAAAACTGCAGTAGATGTGACGCTTTTACCCATTGTTGGTCCGATCAAGAGAATGGCATTCCGGTTAACTTAAGGAAGAAGGACTCATGATCAGTGGACTTAGAACCGAAGATTTGCGCAAATCCGAAGTGTCAGGAAGTATTTGAGCCTCAGGTTCACAACGCTATTTATTGTAGTACAGATTGTCGAAAAGTAGTAACAAATAAAAATGTTCTTGATAGATATTATGAGAAAAAAGAGCGCCGGGCAGACAAGAAGAGAGTCTGTAAGAATGATAAGTGCGCAACTTTTTTGTCAATGTATAATGAGGAAGATATTTGTGAGGCTTGTAAGACCAATCGGCTTATCGATAGACTAAGCTCTTGGGGATGGGATCGGGATAAATTAATAGAGGATTGGTCTTATTAATGAGAATCGTTAATATGCTGAAACACAAAGATCCCGTCCCTTGTACTATTATGGCTGTCGATGCTTCTTCTACGTCTATAGCGATATCGATCTTCGATCAGCAGAAAGATTGCACGTATCTGAGAGAGACATCTAAGCTCAGGCTCAATAATTTAGAGATGAATGTGAAGCTCAGGATTATATCTGAATTTTTTCCTATCTTTTTTTCTAAGTATGATATTGATTATGTTTTTGTTGAGCAGCCTATTTATATTCAGAATCCTGCAACTAGCAGGGTTCTGTCTCAGATATCGGGGCACGTTCTTGGCACTTGTATTCATTTTTGCGATAATGTGTCGGAAGTGCCGATTGCAAACTGGAAAAGCTTTATTGGTTACAAGAATGTAAGTAAGGCTGACAAGGATCGATGGAACAGAGAAATTGGCGAGAAGGAAGCGAAGAAGAAAGCTGCTTCTGAAAGGAAGCAGAGAACTATTCGTATAGTTCATGAAAAGATTTCTGGCATCGATCATGTTGTAGATAATGATATTTGCGATGCTATTGGGATCGGTCTTTATGGCCTTGATTTTGTTAATAGGGGGGCGTCTGATGGCTCTTGAACCTTATAAGGACAGAGAGTGGCTTTATCATCATTATGTGAAGAAGCGCATGAATCTCAAGGATATCTGCGAACTCTTGGAGAAGAGGTATAATATTCGCATTACAAGTCAGGCAGTATATAACTGGCTTGTAAAGTTTGATCTTTTAAAGTTCAGAGGTAAGGGCCGTAAGATTGGAGCTAATGTTCGTGGAGCTAAGAAAGCTTCAGCTATGGGCAAAAGACCAAATCGTGAAAGAGAAGAGCGTATGCGAGCTATGGCGAAGGCACGCAAGAAGAACCGCTAAAAAAACCTGTATCCGGCGCCTAGAGCGTATGCTACCATTAAACCAAAGCCCCGGTGGGGGGAAGTCAACGGAGAGATATGTCTAATACAACAAAAGATGCTTTTAGGTTAGTCGAACGTGAGCTTGTTAAGTTCGGTTCGTATGACAATGCGAAGAAGCTTTTGAATAAATATATGATTGGTTCATCGTATGATGAGGAGATGGTTGAGAAGATTCTTGTCATCTTGACAACTGAGTTTCGCCATGTGATTGAGAAACTTAGTTCTGTTCTTCCTGAAGATGATACAGAGGCTGCTGCTGTTGTTAGTCGTAGGGCCTCCTCTAAGCCTAGAGTAAGAGGCAAGAAGGATGATTCTTCTGACATCGAGATCATTGAGGATACAGACATTTTGGATTCAATCAGTGATTAATATGGTATAATTGTCGTATGGCTGATAGTCTAGAAAAAGCTGAAACAATTTTTGATAAAGCCAAGAAGGTTGAGCAGGTAGGTCTGCTCAGCCTTAAGGGTTATCCTGTTGCTGATATTGCTGAGCTTGAACATATCTCTCCTAATACTGTGAGGGATTATGTGGCTCAGTACAAGTCTTTCTTGGAAGATCGCGCGGAAGATGATCCTTATTTCTTGGAGAAGGTTCAGTTTAATACAATCAAGGCTCTTGCTGAGTTCGATGAGATATCGAAGGAGTCTTGGGAGACTGTTGAGATTGCGACTAGAGAGGGAATGGTTTCAGGTAGAAATCAAGCCCTCAAGTTATGTCTTGATGTTGCTACAAAGAAAGCCCAGTTACATCAGCTTATGGGTGGAACTAAAACTGATGGCGAATACATCGCCCGAATGCAAAAAGCTGAGACAGTAAATCAGATGATCTCTAAGGTTATCAAAGATATTGTCGCTGACTGCGAAGTTTGTAAGCCAAAGGCTAGACTTGCTTTGCAGGAAGCGTTCAGCATTATGAATTCCGAGGATTTCGATCCTAATAAGGAATCCGGTGAAGACGTTGACATCGAAGACGCAGAGATTATTGAGGAATAGCTTCCCCAAGCGCTCTACTTTCGCTTGGGGTTTGCTCGCCGCTTATATTCTCATCTATGATGTTGTAGCGATTGCCCTGAATGATATTAATAAATCTAGGAGTTCTAGTGTTAGATACGAAACATTTTCTGATGGTTGCTGGCGTGGCGTTGAGCATCCCTTTGCTCGCTGGCCTATTTGGCTTGTTATTTTGATTTTAGTTAAGCATCTTGGTGCTCCAAATTTTTTGCGTGAATATGATCCCATTGGTATTGTCGGGAAGGTAATTCGATATATAGGAAAGAAGAAGACTAATGGGTGAAGATTTTTATGGGGCTAATTTAGATTTTGATGATTTCGATAGACTTCTGAAGAACGAAGATCTTAACGAAGAGCCTGTCCCTATTCAGAGATTTGTTACAGATAAGAAGTATTTGGGCCTTCCTCCCCTGAGTGATATTCAGGTTGAGATTGCTAGGCATATCACGCAAATTTTTAAACCAGAGACTCTTTCCGTTTTGATGGGGGAGCAAGAAGGGATTGATTACTATAATAGATACACAGTCAACGAAGTTATTTGTCAGTTGGGCAAGGGATCAGGTAAGGATCACGTCTCTAGAGTTTCGCTTGCTTATATCAGCTATCTTCTTCATTGTCTTCGTGATCCTCTTGAGTATTTTGGTAAGGCTGCCGGTGTTTATATCGACTTGGTTAACTTAGCTGTAAATGCTAAGCAGGCCCAGCAGGTTTTCTTTGATCCTTTGAAGAATCTTCTGCTTGCATCTCCTTGGGCTAATGATGTCGGCTTTGAGCCGCGTGTTCAAGAAATCTTTTGGTTTGATCGTCCTGTCCGAATGTTCTCAGGTCACTCTGAGGCTGAAGGCTGGGAGGGTTACGAAGTTCTCACAGTTGTTCTAGATGAAATCTCTGCCTTCAAGACTGATGTTGAGCTTAAAGGCCAGTTGAGAAACAAGGGTTCTGCCTCCGAGATTTACGAGATGGCTAGAGCGTCTATTACATCGCGCTTTCCGAGCGTTGGAAAGGTTGTTCTTCTTTCCTTCCCTCGTTTCAAAGGTGACTTCATTCAGCAAAGGTATAAGTCGGTTCTTGACGATTTAGCTGAGCAAGGTGGAGTTCTTCTTGATGAGAAGTTTGGTAATCGTGGTGGATATCGCGAGGCTCAATCTTGGGCTTTGAAGGCTGCTACTTGGGAAGTTAATCCAACTAGGCATAAGGAAGAGTTTGAGAATGAGTTCCGGCGTGATCCTATTATGGCGCGCGCTAGGTTCATGTGTGAACCTCCTGAGATGGTAGACGCCTACTTTAGAGATCCTGAATCTGTTCGTACTGCCTTTAGATTTAAGCAACCTCCGATTGATGAAGAGGGAAGGTTTAGAGAATGGTTTACTGGTAGTGATGAGCATCCGAGATATATTCATGTGGATTTAGGTCTTA